CAAGCGTAGTAAATAGTGGGGCATCTGGTAGCGATGTGCTTGGAACTCCGTTTGATATTGAGGTCAAGGCTAGAGCTGCATTTCAGCCAAAAGCATGGATAGACCAACAAAAGAAACGCGACGAGGGCAAACTAAAGTTTGTTGTAATGCGTTGTAATGGTCAAGGTGAAAACCCAGAAGATTATGTGTTTATAGCACGACTAGGGGACATGATGCCATTACTTGAAGATAAGGTGCCTAGCGAGGCAATAGTTAGATGTAAGGGCTGCGGAACTTGGACACAAGAGGGCAGAATTTGTGAAGTTTGTGAGGTAATAGAAAAGAATGGTTAAGATGTTAAGTCAAATTACAAAAAAACCAACCAGCGATGAATGGTATACACCAATGGAAACAGTCAAGCTAATGTTTGATCTGCTTGGAGTAAGACCTAATTCCAGCGTGATGTTTCCGTTTGATACCGATGCAAGTAACTTTGTTAAATACGCGAAAGAACAGGGTAACTTTGATTACTTTTGTAACATAAGAGATTGGTTGGATAGTAATTATCCTTATGACTATTTGATTACTAATCCACCACGCTTAGCACTAATCACATGATCCACTGCATCAGCCCATTCACCACAAATGTAACAGTCATGTCCTTTCATACGAAAGACTAACTCTCTTTGCTTCTTCCATTTGCGCGAGCCTAGCTCACGCTTACGTTTTATATTACTCATTTGTTATCTGTTGAATAAAAACCTGTAGTTTTAAATATGGCTGGTGTTGTTGAATATATCCTAGCCATATCACCATTACATACGCTGCATTTCGGCTTAGGTAATTGCTCTCTTATGCTTACTGTTATCTCTTGTGTAATACCACAACATCTAAATTCATAAGTAGCCATTACCACCAATAGTTCCTTTTCCAGAACTCCCATGCATTGCATGGTGTTCCATAGCGTGTTTCTGCATATCGTATAGCCCATTCTACCTGTTCTAATGGACTTAATTCTCTAACCTTTACATTCATAAACTGCCAAGCACCAGAAGCACCTGATGATCTGTTTATCGCGTTGTAACGCACATTGCTTTCTTTTAACGCTATTTTAAATAAACAAGAAGCTTCTACTTGGCTTGTTAAGAATGAAGCGTAGCGAAATGGAGTTAGTTCTGTTTGGCTGGTTGTCGCCTGACCTGCAGGGCTTGCACTGCATAGAGCTATCCCAATAGCGCAGGCTACCCCCCGAGCTACCCGCTTCAAGCGGCTCGGGGTGAGCCCCTGATGGGCTCTAGCCATTAGCGTACCATACGTGTCAAGCATTAAGACAAAAGTCCTGTTCAGAGCCATATTTTTCCCCCTTTGTTCGGGCGTGTCGGAAGTTATCCACAGGCTATTTATTAATTGGCTCGTTGAAGTCTTTAAAGAGTGTAATAGTAACTTGCTCGCCATACTGCAATTCATTAATGATTTCAGCAATAGCCCAAAAGGTATTTGAATCATCAATGATTCCATCTCTTATGGTGCAGAATTCTTTATTTTGTAATTCTATGAGAATTGGTCGAAATTCAGCCATTATTTTCCCGCTCCTATCGCTTCACATACCCAACAATCATCACCTTTAATGATCCATTTGCCGCATTCGCAGCGAACTATTTGTTCTGGGTCTTTTTGTTCTTCAAGTAATGGCATCATGTCCCCTAGTCGTGCTATAAACACATAATCTTCAGGGTTTTCACCTTGACCATTACAACGCATCACAACAAACTTTAGTTTGCCCTCATCGCGTTTCTTTTGTTGGTCTATCCATGCTTTTGGCTGAAATGCAGCTCTAGCCTTGACCTCAATATCAAAGGGAGTACCAAGCACATCGCTACCAGATGCCCCACTATTTACTACGCTTGCGCTTCCCCATCGCTCACGAAAGTAGTTAGCAACGACATGCTCGGTTCTCCTACCTCGTAGCCTACGGCCATTACTCACCATTAGTCAAGGCCTCCAGTATTTCTTGCCCTAACTTGTATGGTACCTGTGAGCGATTTACCCAACCTTTCAAACCCTGCGTTCCGGTTCTTGATCCTCTTGGTGCAGCTTCATGGCATTTATCGCCATTCTTGCATGCTGCTCTTGGTATCCAATTCTTGACCAAACCCCATAAGTCAGTCGGTTTCATTCTGGTATCACCATAGGCGCAATAAGTAATAGTTCTGCGTGGTAGCCCTTGCATGAAACTTTGCTTTCTTAGCATGCCTCTGGGATTTTCTATTAGCCAGCCGTATTTTGGTTCTAATTCCTCAATCATCCTGATTGTGTGTAAAACTAAATCCACTGCTTTTTTGGCCTGTTCACTTGGTTGCCCGTTTTCCCAGTGATGTCCAACTGCGGCAATACTCCAAGTCGTGCAAGGCGGCGAAGCCCAAACAAAATCAAATTCACCATATTTGGAAATCAAATCCTTAGCCCATAATTGCATTACATCACGTTCATGCGCTTCAAAGCGTGTATCTATTTCCACCTTGATAACTTCATGACCAGCATCTTCAAAAGCCTGAGTAGCTGATCCAGTTCCAGCAAACAAATCTAGTATTCTCATTACTCAATCCTTAAATTGCTCGTAGAAATCGTTGATAAAATCAAGCTTTTGTTCACATATTAAACAATAACGTTCATTTGGTTCAGCTTCTCTGACCTCACATTCCCAGCACGGGCGTTGTGGAATATGCTGCTCAACCATATGACTATGTAATTCTTCTTCAGACTTAGCAATTACACTGCATTTAGGACATGGTTGATACTTTTTCATGACTTATTCACCCCATGACAAGCCTTACATTCCCAAATAGCGTCAATGTCGGTCTGTCCGCCCACATTGGTAAGCTCGTAGTTCGGTCTTGGGTTGTTGCAAGTATCGCAAACTTCATAAATTGTAATTTCATCATCTTCATCAAACAGAATTTCTGTTCCGTCTGGTCTTGTTATTCGTAGGTAGCCCATTAGTTTAATTCTCCTTGTGGTGTTCGTGGCTTTTGTTTTACCCAGCGGCCTGATTTGTCTATTTCCATCCAAATGATTTCTTCGCAAACTTCTGGCCAATTACCGCCGCACTTGTAATGCTTCCATGCCTTGCCGTTTTTGTTGCCTGTTCTAGGCATCATCGGCTTATTGTGTTGCTTACACATCGGCACTTCTTCTGGCACGACATTATCGTTAATAGCTGCAACCGCATCGGCTACCGGCAAAGGCATATCCTTTTGCTCAATAGTCCACGGATCAGATGGCTTCTCTACCGGTATTCGTTCAGCTACTTTCTTTTCGTATTTGTTTTGAACCTTGTTCATTTCAGTCCGACTTGGTCGTTTGCCTTTAGCTGCATAACCCGCCGACGCTAAGGCGCGACCTATTGCGGAAGTTTCTGCGTTTTCTAGCGCGCTAGTTGCATTTACTCCGCGCTCTGAAACATCCTCAAATGCTAAACCGCTCGAAAATGGTTGAGCATCTGCGTAGGTTCGATAGACCCAAGCCTGAACTATAAAACGGCTAGGGCTATGAGCGACTAACTGGGTTTCAATGCGAAAGTCTGGGAAGTCCTTGTGGAACTTCTCCAAGCGTTCTTCGACTGTTTCATAATCTTCTAAGTTAAAAGCCATTATTCAACCTCTTTCATTTTCACTAAAGCAGCTGCTTCTGCAAGGTAGCAGATGGCATCCAAATAATTGTCCAGATGGTCAGGTGAGTTGTAGATCCTTGCAAGCTTGACTGCGACCATGTCCAGACAAAAGGCTTCTGGAGTTCTGCGCTCCTCATGGATAATGGACTGGATACTCGCAGTTCGTATCGCCGTAACGTGAAAATCGTCGTATCTTGCCTCACGCTGCAATAAGATGTCGTGAGCTTCGTTGAGAACGTCATTAGCGCGCACTTCCAACCGACTTTCCACGGCGGAAGCCTAACGCCTTGCCTAGCTGGTAACCATTTGACCAGCCAAGCGCATAGCCAATAACTGCTGCTGCAATCATGGCTAGGTAGATAACTAGATCTGAATTCATACTTTCCTATCTGCTTGGGAATTTCCCTCACATGAGTAGGGTGGCAAAAGGTGGCAAGAAACGCGAATTAAAATGTGGCGTGTCCTATAACGATTCTGTTATATTTCTCTAGCAGAGAAAAGGAACCTCGGTATCGCTTCGGCTTTACTGGGGTTTTCTGCTATCTATAAACCTTGCCATAGACAGTGAAAGACCCATCGGCGTTTACAGGCACAGGGATAGGGGTTACGTTCTTATCATAGATTTCGATAATGCCAAAGCCCATCTGCCAATTAGCGGCTCCAGCCTTTAAATAAGAGGCTTTCTTGCTATCCATTAAATTCCCTACCTCAAAGCCCCAAAGTGTCTTAAAACGGCCTTTAAAGCCCGTAGAAACCCCTTGTAGGCCAAGCCTATGGGTGTGACCACAAACGACAGAAACCCCAAACTTATTGGCTAGGCCAGCAGCGGTGCCACCAGCGTTTTTGTTAAGGCTTCCCTCATCGCCATGCACTAGCACCCAGTTGGGTAGGAATTCGTAGGGTTTGTTATGGAACTTGATTCGAAGCTCATCGAACCCCATGAACTTAGGGTAATTAAGCTCAGGAAGTCCGAGCAGACTTGGCGCTCCTCTGAGCAAAGTATGGTAGAGCCTGTCGGTGTGGTTGGAACGGGTAACATCGGTAACCCCCAAGTCCCAAAGAATATCTCTGCAAGTTTCTCGATCTGCATCTAATTGCCCCTCGTATTCTAGCGGCGTTCCCTTAGCCCACTTGCTTTGTGACTGCATATCCAGCTCATCGCCAACGCATAAGACTTGGTCAAACTTCTCACGCTGGACTAACTTAGTTAAATTCTTTACTGCTTTTTCGTGATGATATGGAACCTGTAAATCGCTAATTACAAGAATTCGTTTTTTAGTCATCATCCTCATCTTCGTAAGGAGTATGGTCAGGATTATTGTAGATATGATCTGGGACATTTGGCAGGAACCAATCAGGCCAGCCCATTCTGTCGGTGCAAAGTGTTAGCGCTGCATCGCTTCTAAATCCTGCCTTGCATAGGGCAAGGTAATACTCACGGATTTGGATAGCGTGAATTTCTAAAGGCGTGTAATCCTCTAGCTTCACTGTCTTAACGCGGCTTGGTTTCTTTCTCTGTGCCATGTTTTGCGCTCGCTATCCATTCGGTTGCCTCTATTAGCCAGTAAATGCCGTTGGTTCGGCAGTTGCCGTCATTTAGAGCCATGTCTTATTTTTGCAGAAGTATCTGATAAATCTGGTCTATTTGGTCTTCGACACGCGCTAAGCGGTCATTCATAGAGCCACCACCATTAGGTTTAAGTTCAGCCAAATAATGCTTAATCATAAATCTAAGAGCAGTTAAGATAGATGCAGTAACCGAGCAAATGCCGACTACTACTGCAACGTAGTCGCTAACGCTCATGATTTCTTTACTGGAGCTTTATAGCCAAATACTCCACAAAGAACCGCTCCAAGAATTGAGCGATAATCAAGTGAGAAATTACTAATCTGCCAAGCAGCTAAAAAAGATGCTAGCGCCATTAATCGAGGGTCTTTTAGGTTCATTCTTTGCTCCAGTCTGGTCGTATTACAAGGCGAATGAGAGATACTGAACGTTTCTTCTTGGATACGCCATCTCCGTTGTCTTGGGATCCACTTGCGACAGCGCTAGTGTTACCCTCGATGGTGTGTAGGTATTCAGGGTTCTTCTCAGAAAAATTGATATTGACAATCCCGACGTGTTCGGCTCGCCCATTTCTACTAAAATCAAATAATACCAAGTCACCGCGTTTAGCTTCGGCTGTTGGTACGACCCGATTATTAGCTCTCGCCCATGATTCAAGGTGTGGGCAATAGGCTGTATCTGGAATTGCTTTTGCTTCTTCGCCTTTAATAAAGCAAGCTCTAATAAAAGTTGCGCACCACGGCTGATAATTGGCATGGCCAGCCACTTTAGCGAATTTGTTATTATTATTCGGCTTTTCGTTATAGCCGATTTCAGCGCGAGCTGCATCAAGAACTTTCTGGATACTCAATTTCATGCTCCACGTTTGTGCAAGCCCATTGTTTGAATTCGTTAAGTTCTAATTCATCATGTCCACATTCAGGCATCGGCGCCACAAAAGCATCATCTAACGGATCATAGATATATCCAATTCCTGCATAGTTATATCTAATTTTATTGTTGTAAGATGTTTGAATCCATGTTCCACCAAGGCCTAAGTCTTCTGCTAAGAATTCTTGTCCACGGCTCTCTTGGTCATCTGGAACAACCAGAACTCGAACAACGACACTATTTTCATCAATTTGCGCAAAGTGAGCCATTAGAAAGTGATACTCCCTGATCCAGTGAATTTGTAATACTTATAGCCACCTGATGTATAAAGAGTTCCAGTTGATGACGAAGCATTATCATAAGTATCTGGGTAACGAATAATTACGATTCCAGAGCCACCAGCGCCACCTGTGCCAGCTGGAGAATCAGTTGAACCACCGCCACCGCCACCAGTGTTTGCGGTTCCAGCGCTTCCGCCGCCAGAGCGATTGTAACCATTGCCACCACCGCCTGAGCCACCGCTTACAGAGCCGCTAAAATAACCACCGCCTCCGCCGCCACCTGCAAAATATCCACTCGCGCCGGTGGTGCATCAACTCAAACCACATCAGGTGGCACTACTGCTTATGGCAATGCTGGCGGTGCTGGTGATGACGGAGAATGGCGCGGCGGTGGCGGCGGTGGCGCTGGGGCAACTGGTTCAAGGAATCCGGGAACTGGCGGCGCAGGAACTAATGCTTATTTAAGTTGGGCTAGCGCTACATCTTATGGCGCATGTGCATATTTAGCTGGTGGCGTAGGAGGAGGTGGTTATTTGAGCAACTTTATATACGTAGGCTCAAGAGGTGGGGGCGTGTTGTCGCTGCGACGATGGGACAAGCACGTA